TGCGAGTATTTGCCCTTAGTAAAAAATCTAGTAATGCGGTCGGCTATCGCTTTGACTGGCTCTTTGCGCCAGTCTCGCTTGTGTTTGTACATTGCCAAATAAACCTTAGCCATTTTGGTATGCCTCCATTAGAGAGTCCATTTGCTTGATAATGTCATCATGGATTGATTGCAGTTGCTCTAGTGTGAGATTAGGGGCTTGGAGTTCATACTTGCGCATACGTTGGTTGGCAAGCTCCATTTGTAGTTTTTCCAAGCCTGCCGCCTGCGTCAAGATCAGGTTTGTGGCGGTCTTATTATCCAGTCTCGCACGTTGCGCAAAATCTGAGATATATCGACTGCACTCGCCTTCATAATTTGCAGCCTTAAAGGCTTCTGCCGCCGCTTGGCGTTCACGGTACTCACTCTCAAAACGAGTCCATGTGCTGTAGATTTTTGCCGCGTGCTCATCAATGTTGGCGATAAGGCGAGTTTGAGTGTCGGCTAAAAGTGCGGTTTGTTTTTCGGCTGAAATCTCCCAGGTGAGCGTATCAAGATTTAACACATGTGCCGCACTGGGTTGTGAGTCAATTAGTATAGGCTTGCCAGTTTTATCTGCGATAATTTGTTTGCCTTGAGATTGTCCGTTGATTAGCTCAATATATTTATCTTGGCTAATTTCCACCGCGCCATCTGGCACAAAACCACCATAAGAATCGTCAAAAAAGCCGTCTTTATAATAAATCGTCATTATTTCCATCTCCCGATTGCGATAATATCAACAAAAAATGCAGCGTTATTAACATCTGGGTCATATATGACAAGGGTAAATTCTGATGCACTCTCCTGGATAACTGATGCTGTTGCATTAGCTGTATCTATGTCGCCTCGTAGAGCCTGTGGGCGATAAGATTCATTTGTTTCCTTGTAGATGATTGTTGCGCTCATCCTTAAATCAGCATCTGCAAAAGCTAAAGCCCAATTTAACGTCCTTGCGATAGTTGTTCGATTTGTTATTGGAATATTGACACGACAACTCTGAATCATCGTCCCGTCAGGATATTTTCGTACCTCAAAATCGCCGATTTTTTGGTAACTAAAATCAGTTAAATTAGCTTTTTGCGCAACCAGTTGTCGTACTGGCTCTATATCATTGAGTTTGGCCCAAGCAGACCAACTATCTGTCTGATAACTTGTCTGATGTCGCTCATACATATCTGTGCTGTACGCAATATAGGCAATTTGACGACACCAATGGCCATCGCCTCCTGCAATAACTTGGATATGACAACCATTGCCAGCTACAGAGAGATTCTGTGAACGGCTTGCTTGTGTAACAGCATAAATGCCGTCTGTTTGTAGTGTGTTCACATCGCCAACAAAGTTCTCAATTTTAAAATTCCCGATACCATAACCTGCTAAGGTTGTGGCTGGGGATTGTTTGCTATTAGCAAGGTCATAAGCCGTTTTAACTGCGGCGCTAGTTGCGACGGTGTCTTCGCTATTGCTATTTACTGCAGAGGATTTTTTGCTGTTGTGGATGTAATTTTGCGAGACATTTAACTGTAATTGTGCAGTTTGTTGAGCAAGTTTTTTCCCTGCTTTTGCAGTTAATCCTAGTTCTTCGCTGTCCAACCCCGTATCACTTGTCAACCGCACTTCGCCTTTTTGTGTTGTGCTGGCGGATTTACGGTTATCATCAATAATCTTAACAATCGCCTCATAAAGCTGCGTTTGCTTATTTTCTACAGGCCTAAATCCCGCTTTTTGCAACACGTAATGTGCTTCCGCTTGTACATCGCGTACTCGGTCTTGCAAATTATTAAGCCACGTATCGGTTACTCGCGTGCCTTGTTCGCCTGTTGCCGGATTACCATTGTGAAAAAGGCCATCATTGGAATCAATTTGAGGCATTAAACTTTTCATATATTAAGATCCTGTTTGATAAGCAAAATAACAGTAAGTATGTGCAGGTTTTAAGTCTCGGAAGAACTCCTCAATAATCGGGTCACCAAATTCCACTAAATGATTACCCGCAAAGGAGCTACCTGCGCGAAAATACACAATATTGTCATCCCCATTAAGTACCGATACTCGCCACATAAAAATCAAGTTGTCGCGAGCTTCATTGCGAAATTGCGCCAAATCTCCCGTCGTTGGCAAATCATTCGCAAGGGGAGAAAAATCTTTAATTTCGATGCGATATCCAATACTTTCGGCAATACGTTTAAAATAGGGAATGGATAAGCCCCCAATCGCATTTAACTTGGCAATGACACGTTTTACTCGTGCTTGATAGTTATTGGTATAATCTGTTTTTATGCCGCATAAACGTTCCCAATCGGACAACATCGTATTGGAGGTGGCTGGTTCAATAATTTGTAACAAATCCACCGCACTTTTTTGTAATCGGTCAAAGGCATTACCATCCACCTCACACTGCGCTAAAAAACGCTCCCCATTAACGTTGTACGAAATAGTCGGATAAAGTTTTGCTAACACCTTTTTGTGGTCAGTTTGCATCATGCCATCTCCGTAACGGTGATTTGACCTAACCGAAACCACTCAATTTTTGTACGCACATCTGCTTTTAGATTAGTGATAGGTGCCGTAAACTTACGGTCAACCACACCTACCAAGTTATTCACCACCGCTTCACATTGCGACACAATCAAATCATCACCGGGGATTAACGTATTAAAATAATCCGCAAGTGCGGTGGAAATAGCAGCCTTAATTTCAGGTAAGGTTACGCCACTGATTTTCACCTGAATATTAAAATTGACTTTTGTTACATCAGGTTTCACCACTTTGCTTTCTCGTGCGGTTACTGGGCGCACATCGTCAATATATTCTTGGCAGCGACGTATTGTTTCATCGCTTGGTACATCGTTATTTGATGTAATCGCAATATCTACCGTACCAAGCCCACGACGCAATGGGTAAACATAAGCAGCATCCACGCCATCCACCGATAACGCCCATGTACGATAGTCATAACGATTGCCCCCAGCAGGTGGTCGACGAATAATCTCAAGCAAACGTTCGAGCAAAGACGCATCGCTTTCTGCATCCGTTGCACCAATCACCTCATTTAGCACCGCATCGGATTGCACGCCTAAAGGTGCCGCCATAAAGTTTGCTTTTGTCGCAGTTTTAATATTTTGGCTGGCACCTGTCGCAAGACTTCGCACGGCAACAACGGCAGAACCACTTGCAGAAATCACCGCACTTTCGGTGGTTTCATAAAATCGGTTATCGTCTGTTTTAATTTGTAATCCCGCTTTAAGTACTGCATCAGGGGTGCCCGTTACAGTTGCACCACGGCCACTGGCATAAGTCGCATTACGACGGCGAATACCACGCAGGCCAGCATGTTTTTCAAGAAAATCTGTGTCGGCAGTATCGGGAAAGAATTGTTTAATAATCCATTTTTGATGGGCATAAATACCTTCTGCTACAGCAGCAAGGCTACTGGCACGTGCATAATAGTCACTATCTATGCTCACATCAGCACTCGGCTCTAATGACTGCACATCGCGCAAAATCGCTTGGCGAATATTTTCTAAACTCGGCACAATAAACATGGTTTAAACCCTTTTTAAATGACTTTTACCGGGTGTTTAAAATGATAGGTTTCGCCCCGGTTATCTCGGATGGATATATCTAAAATCAATACACCGTTATGTGGTTGGGTATGATTGACAATAATTTCGTCCGCACGTCCATCATCAATCAAGGGTTGCAAGGCTTCTTCGGCATATTGTTGTGCAATTAAACCTATGCGCGACAAATCTTTTTCGCGCGGAATAAGATGGAGCAGAGAGCCTACACGCCCATCTGCCCACCAAGAGCCTAATGGTGTGGTCAATCTGATATACGCTGCATTGGCAAGCGTACTGATTTGTTTACTTGTATAGTCCCCGGTAAGCGGGCTGATCTCTCTGTCCATATTGACAGGATAAGATAAGAGATAAAAAGAAAGGAGATGCAGGGTTTCAGCATCTCCTTTAAGGTTAGATTATTCAGGCTTACTGGTTTTGCCTCCGCTATCACCAGTATGTTTGTGGTTCCTTAACGAAATTGTACCAGCTTCCACGTCGCCGTCGGTCGTAAAGCTACCGCCACTTTGTTGTACATTACCAGTAAAGCTCGCACCACTGCCACCTTGCACAGCCATACCGCCGTTACCGTTAATTTGCCCTTGGGCAGTAAAGACCTGATCGGTTTCAACCAGTGGACTTGATATATCCACTTTTGTTGCAGCTTTAATCTTTAACACATCACAATCAATCTCAATCAACCGCCCCTTTTTTAACACAATACTAGAGCCACTTTCATCGTAAACCGCGACTTCGCCACCTTGCAGATTTTTCACGCGGAAAGAACCGTTCTCGGTTGCAATAACAATACCGTGGGTAGTTTGTCCGCCAATGGGTAAAATCACTGCTTGCGTGTTTGCTGGAGGCACAGAGGTAAAGCCAAACTGCTGCATCAACTCCACATCTTGCAAGGTTTCATCGGCAAGCCCTGAAGCCTGAACTTTTTGAATATTGTCCGCACTTTTCACCAAGTGCAACACACCACGAAAGGCTTGACGGATTTCGTCCACCGCACCTTGTGCTTTCTGCTGAATGGCTTGGCTTAATCGTCTCATTTTGTCCCCTTAATTCGCAGCCACCCAGCTGCCATATCCGTTAGTAGCCATTAATTTCTTGCCTTTGCGTTTACGGGCTTTTTCCGCTTTTGCGTTGTAAGCGTCTGGTGTCCAAATGCCGTCTTGTTTAAAGCGTAGTTCCGTTTGTGTGCCACCGTTTCGACTCAACGTAAAACGTCACCCCATTAAAAAGAAAATGGCATCAATCTCATATTCCTCGCAAATTACATGTACACGTTGCCCCGGTTGCCATAATGTGCCGTCTTGCATTTTGTGATCGGGAACAACGATAGTAAGGGTAAAACCTTCCAGCACACTGTCCGCAATGTATTTTTTCGCCCATTTTTGCAAGGCTTCCAAGTTATCCACATCAGATACCACCACGGTTTTCGGCTTGTAGGTGGTCATGTCAGGATCGTTATAAACCCATTTCAGATCGTTTTTGTTATCTTGTCCTTGCTTGCCGTGGCTTTGCGCAAGAAAAGTGACTTCGCTAAAGCGATTTGACACATCAAACGTTAAATCCGCCTGCTCAAAGTTGTTTCGCTTGCCGTCTTTCATACAACACAAGGTGGCCACAGGTGGCGTGCTGTAATCCGCACCGCCCACAATCAGCTCCCCATTTGGCTCAAACCACTAGTGCAAGCCTGCTGAGTTTGCACAACGCATTGCCGCATTCCATGCTGTTTCACCCACATCAATATCGACTTTATCTAATGTTGGGTTATTTTCCGCACGCAATGCCACTTTTTTAATACCAAGTGGTTCAACAATTTTTTTCACCGCATCCAACACGGTCAAGCCTTTTACATTGGTGATTGGGGCAGAGCAATCCACAAGGATACTCGCACGGTCACGCCCATTGAGGCTATAAGTGCGGTTAGTTTTACTCATAGTATGCTGTGTTGTATCCACGATGCCAGTCATGACCAACTCGCCATTAATGCGTACTTTCACTTCTGCCCCCGAAAAGTCAGGTAAAACCGTGCTGTTTGAAGGTACGCCCAAATCAAATTTAAAGGCGTCGGCAGGGATTAAAAAGTCACTATCAATATCATAACTTTTCCAGCTATTGTGGGCTTTGCCGTCCACTTCCACTGTTACATCATTTTCATAAGGATAATTATTTGACATAGCTATTTAACCACTCCCCACGCTCCACAAAATTCGGATAACGGATCTGCGGATTCAACCTTAATAATTCATCTGCACGTTTGTAATCCTGATAAAATGCATGTGCAATTTGTTGTACGGTACCGCTAAATGGCACCTCGCGTATCATTAAAGGCGGTTTACGATTAATTGCTGCAAGGGCAAGTTGAGTAAACTTATGCCCTTTATTGCGTAATTGCTCTGCCGTATTGTGCGCAGCCGTATAAAAACTCGTATTAGGCGTGGTTAATACCGTGATATTTTCACCACGATGTTCATCGTCCACTTGTTTGCGTAACAATTGTAAATTATCCATAATTTGTGACCGCACTTGAGTCGTGATGTAATCAATATCCTGTGGCAATAAATCATCGTCCTCTACTAATTCAGTGGCAATACGCAACAGTGCAACACTAGAGGCTAACTGCATCATTAGATGCACGGATTCTGTATCACCCTTGCTAAAAGAGGTCGTTAATGATTTCAACGCGGCTTGCTCTTTGGCAGATTTAATATTCTTACCACTTACCAAATCTGCAGGAATATGCTTAATTTGACGTATTGTACGGAGTGCCTCATCAAATTTTGCTCGGGTAGTTAAGTCCTTACGCCCAGCAATTTGGCGCAATCCAGAATCAATCATCGTCACCAAATCACGCACAGCACGGCTAGATTTTGCTTTAAAGTTATCTTGTGTCACGACAGGCGAT